ATGAAACGCGAAGCGGCTGGTAAGCCAGTTAAATCTTTCGAAGTATGGATGGAGACAGTTGCAGATATCGATGTGGTGAATGAAAACCCAAAAGCCACACCGCTGGAAGCCTAAACTATCTTCTAACGCTTCTGGCAATTGAGACGCGGATTCCCAAACAATATTGGGATGATGCGGAAGATGTCTTGACAGCCTTGGAAATACTAAAGGAGAGAAATGGTGGCAAGTGATCCGATTACTTATGATCGTAGCGAGCTACGCGGTATTCTCAAAGCCTTTAAAGCAATGGATGAGCAAGCAATCCAAGAAGCTAGAACCGAAAGCAATGCCATCGCAACCTACGCAGCTAATCAAATCAAAGTCACCGCGCTCGGACGAACAGTCTCGGGTTCTGGTGTTCGCAGAGTTGCCGAAGGTGTCCGCATCAGCAAATCATCCAAGATTGGCGAATTCTCTTATGGATTTGCATCTCAAAAGTTTTCTGGTGGCGCAACGACGCAGAAGCTCTGGGCAGGACTTGAATTTGGAAGTAACCGCTATCGCCAGTTCCCCAGACGCACTCCCAACAGAGGACGCGGCAATTCTGGCTACTTTATCTACCCGACACTTCGCAAGATTCAGCCTGAACTAATTCGCAAATGGGAAGAAGCTTTTGCTGCAATTGTAAAGAAATGGGGATAACAAATGGCTGGTAATAGAACGCTTAAGTTATCCATCCTTGCAGATGTTGATGATCTAAAGAAAAAGCTTGGCCAAGGTGAAAAAGAAGTTGAAGGCTTTGGCAATAAGCTAGGGGAATTTTCAAAGAAGGCTGCCGCCGCTTTTGCGGTTGCCGCTGCTGCTGCTGCTGCTTATGCAGGTAAGTTGCTTATAGATGGCGTTAAAGCAGCTATTGAAGATGAAAAGGCTCAAGTCAAATTAGCTCAGACTTTAGAAAATACCACTGGCGCTACTAGAGAACAGATAAAAGCAGTAGAGGATCAAATCCTAAAGATGTCTTTGGCTACTGGTATTGCCGATGACAAATTAAGACCTTCTTTTGAAAAACTGGTAAGAGCTACGAATGATGTTGCCCAAGCTCAAAAACTACAAACCCTAGCCTTAGATATTGCTGCTGGTTCTGGCAAAGATTTAGAGGCAGTCAGCGTAGCCCTTGCTAAGGCTTATGATGGCAACAACACTTCGCTACAGCGTCTTGGCGTAGGACTTTCTGCTGCTGAGTTAAAATCAATGAGCTTCGATGATGTAACTAAATCACTTGCCGAAACCTTTGGCGGCCAAGCTTCGGTTCAGGCAGATACTTTTAGTGGCAAGATGGCAAGGATGCAGGTTGCCTTTGATGAGGCTAAAGAATCTGTAGGCGCTCGATTATTGCCTATCCTAACTCAATTACTAGATACTTTTAATACAAAGGTTGGCCCAGCGGTTCAAGCTATCCAAGATAAATTAAAACCTTTGACTAAAGCCATTGACGATAACAAAGAAGAATTTACCGCTCTTTGGAATTTCCTTAATAAATATATTGTCCCTATAATGGTTGGGGCTTTAAAAAACGCTTTTAGCGGCATAGTAACTGGTGTTACCGCAGTGGTTAGCATTGTAGGCAAAGCAGTCAATTTCTTTCAAGACCTATATGATGCTTATAAGAAGATTGTAGATTTTATAAAAAATAATCCATTAACTAACCTTCTTGGCAAATTAAATCCTTTTAGCAATTCTAGCTTTGGTGGAGCAGATTTCTCAATTGGCGGCGGTGCTAATGAAGTAGATGAGTTAGGTCGCCCAGTTGTAATCAATGCTGGCGGTGGCGGCGGTGGCGGCGGAGGCGGAGGCGGAGGCGGTGGCGGATCTACAGCGCCTAGAGGCGGCACACTTGATGGCGCTAAAGTTTATGAAGTTAATGGCAGAAAAATATTGGTTCCTGCTGGTTTAGATGAGGCTCAAGCCCAAGCTTATGCAGAACGAATAGCTGCATCAATACAAAGAAAAGAAGATTTGATTGCCGAGACTGCAAGAATACGAGAAGGAATAGCAGCTCGTAATGCTGGCAATACTACTGCTACAGATTCTGGAAGCCAAGCTATTGTTATCAATGTAAATGCTGCATCGGTAATTGATAGCGAAGGATTCACCAGAGCAGTTATAGATGCTTTGAATGAAAGCCAAAGCAGAACTGGCGCACTAGATAACTTGGCAATATGACAATCTGGAGCCCAACTTATCGGGTCAAGGTAAATGGCTCGACAGTCACTAACACCACTCTTAGTGGCTTAAGCATTACCTCTGGTCGCACCGATATTTATACCCAACCGCTCGCTGGCTACTGCAATTTAACTCTTATTGAAACTGCTCAAGCTTCTATACCCTATGAGATTAACGATGCGGTAACAGTAGAAGTCCAAAACTCAAGCAATGCTTATGTAACATTATTTGGCGGATTTATTACCGATTTAAATGTGACAGTCCAGACTTCTGGCTCTACTGCTACTAGCCAGCAAATTAAGATAACCGCTGTAGGAGCTTTAGCTCGATTAGCCAGAGCAGTTTATACAGGCAACTTTGCTCATCAATTTGATGGCGACCGAATTGCTGAATTGCTTGAAGGGGTCTTATTTGACCAATGGAATGAAGTGCCAGCAGCTGAGGCTTGGAACGCTTATGATCCTGCCGTCCAATGGGAAGATGCTGAGAATACTGGTTATGGAGAAATTGATACCCCAGGAGATTATCAGCTTCATTCCGAAAGTAATCTGAACGACACAGTTTATAACCTAGCTTCTCGTTTTGCTACTAGCGGACTTGGTTATTTATATGAGGATTCTTCGGGTCGCATTTCTTATGCAGACTCAACTCATCGAGCCCAGTATCTTGGCCTAAATGGATATGTTGATTTAGATGGCGCTCATTCAATCGGCCCAGGATTATCCATCGTTAAACGCGCTGGAGATGTTAGGAACTCTATAACTATTGCCTATGGCTCAAATGGAAACCAAAGCGTTACTGATGAAGATGCCAGCTCAATTACAGCTTATGGAGAACTGGCGACCACAATTTCCACTACCCTTCGCAATCAGAATGATGCTGAGGATCAAGCTGCCTTCTATCTACTTATAAGAGCCTTCCCTCAATTTGGGCTAAGACAGATAACCTTCCCAGTTGGAAGCCCAGAGATTGATAATACTGACCGAGATGCCCTTCTAGGGGTCTTTATGGGTATGCCTATCAATGTCATCAACCTGCCAGCCAATATGGTCAATGGCGAGTTTCAAGGATTCGTAGAAGGTTGGACTTGGACAGCCAGCCTTAATCGATTAAATCTGACTATGAATATATCGCCGTTAGCCTTCTCGCTACAGGCGTTCAAATGGAGCGATGTGCCAGCCACAGAGCTTTGGAATACAATTAACCCAGCTTTATATTGGCTAGACGCTACAATCGTAGCCTAAGGAGATATATGCCGAATACAACAAACTTTAACTGGCCAACGCCAGCAGACACAGACCTTGTCAAAGATGGTGCAGCTGCCATCCGCAACCTTGGTAATGGTGTCGATAGTTCACTAATTGATCTAAAGGGTGGGACAACTGGTCAGATATTAAGCAAGGCAAGCAATGCCGATATGGACTTTGCTTTTATTACTCCAAATGTTGGAGATATAACTGAAGTTCAAGCTGGAACTGGTATCTCAATAGCTTCAGGAACTGGCCCAATTCCAGTCGTAACTAACACAGTTGCAACGGCTTTTGACGCAGCTGGCGATTTAGTATATGGAACTGGTGCTGATACTTTTACTAAATTAAGTCTTGGCACAGCAGGTAAAGTGCTTACTGTTAATTCTGGTGCAACTGCTCCTGAGTGGGGTGCTGCGCCCGCAAGTTGGACTTTAGACTCAACCACAACACTATCTGGAGCTTCAACCTCAATAAACCTAAGTGCTGGTTATAAAGCATTTCATATTTATTGCGTTAATTATCAATTCACCAATGATGCTTATGGTTATGTTAGATTTAATAGCAATACTGGCTCAGTTTATAGATGGTATGGACTTTCTTTAACTGGCACCACCGCAAATGCTGCATATTATGCCAACAGTGATACGGCTTTCTTTTTAAGTAATGCTCAACCCGCAGAGTCTGGAAATCAGAATAATCATTTTTATATGCAGTTATACAATATGGACTCAACAACAGCGCACAAACAATTTTTAATTAGCG